AACTTAGTCATGTTTTCACGAATCTTCATTTCGTTTCTTGCACGATCTTCGTTCATTGCCTTTCTTTCAGCAGCAAATTCTGCAATTTCTTCTGAAAGAGTTTCAGTCATCATCTTATCTAGGGCTTCTACCATTACGCCACGATCATGTTCGTAACGTTGTGCAAATTCTTCATGAAGTTCTGCACGAGCTTGTTGACGAGCTTCTACCAACTTAGCTTCCCAGGCTTCATTTAACTGATTCCCGATATCTTCGTTGATAAGGCCGCTTTCAAGTAATGGCTTAATAGCATCTAACATGCTTATTCCCCTTATCGTAATTTGAGTTCGTTGATGAGGCGCATTACTTCCTCACCTAAGAACTTCTGTACTTGCTTGTTGCCAGACAATTGTACGTCTTTTGCGATTTCCATCACCTTATGTCCGTGCTTCATATTCATGAGACTTTCATAAATTGCTTTGGGATATGCATTAGGTGCACTTGGCTGAGCAACAATATCGACAGTGATAATTTCAAAATCACTGACACGGCCATCCATATCGTTAACGTTTCCGCTTCCTCTACTGGATACACCTAGCTTAACTCCTGATTCCAACATAGTCTTTACAAGTTGACCCATTGGAGTCGGAAGAATCTTTAGTTTACCAAATCCATTAGCACCGTCCATCCACATGCTAGTAATCATGTGAGATACACGGTCTAAATTGATCTTAAGGTCATCTGGGTGATCGACTTCTCCGAGAACGGAGTAGCCTTCTTTGATCTGCTTATTGAGAGTGTCTACAGCATTTTCAATTTCAGAGACGGGGTAAATACGCTCATTTGCGTTTTTAACCCCGCCCTGAATGAAAATCCCCTTCATATAGAGCGATTTTAGACTGTCGTTGCCTTCTGTTACGGACTCGACAACCATCTCGGCTCTATCGAAGGTTAGATTCTCTCTGAGATACAAAGCCATTTTCTCAGTTTTCCTTATTAGCGGATTGGTCTACGTGCTGAACGGCGTGATTCAGCTACTGGGCTCTTGTCATTAGCAGCACCGTCCTTTGAGACAGGCTTTGGTGTTGACTCACCCTTGTCGCTGAAGTTGTCCTTACCTGGGCTGTTCTTGAAGCTGCCTGCACCCTTTACTGAGGTTTCACCCTTTGAGTAGAAGTTGCTTGGGCCCTTAGGGCTAGTTGGAACTGCTTCTGCATCGCCGCTGAACTTAACCGGCTTGCTGTCCATTCCTGATGCGCCTGAGTTGAATGCTACTGTTGACTTTGCATTCTGACCGTTGTCGCCATGAGTTACAGAAACCTTCTTAAGCTGAATAGCTTCCATCATTGCTTCTTCGTCTTCGTCACCGAAATCTTCTTCGTCACCGAAATCTTCTTCACCGTCCATGTCTTCGTTGCCTTCGTCACCGAAGTCTTCTTCGCCGCCGCCCATGATTTCTTCAAACTCAGCCATCAACTGGTCGAGCTTGTCTTCGATGCGGATTACGGCATCTTCAATTTCTTCATGTTCTTCATGTTCTTCGCCACCGAAGTCTTCGTCTTCGTCATCAAAGTCGATATCTGATTCGTCTTCTTCGTACATGCCTTCGTCGGCTTCTTCAGCGTTGATTTCGTCAAGAAGATCGCCGGTCTGACCGCCCATACCTTCTTCTAGATCATCTTCTTCGTCAGCTTCAAACATCTGTGATTCGAAGATTTCGCGTGACTTCTCAACTGTGATTTCGTGGAATAGCTCGCGGGCTTGTTCGTGATCTTCGTTGATAACGAGATCCATGAGTTGCTTAAACTTATTAATGTCCATTGAATATTCTCCTGATAGTAATGGCTTTGTAGAATTACTTATGCACTATGCAGGAAAAGTACTCAATAAGTACTCAGTTTTTGAGTTTTTTATTAGAATATACTAAATTGGTAAATTATACCGATGCTGCGCCAGCTTCTTCAGGCTTCGCACCATATTGTTTTTTAATTTTACCTAGATATAATTTCTTTTCGTAGCGACGAACATCCATCATACGGCGAAGTTTACGAATCTGCTTAAGAGTCAGTTTGGTTTTGCGGGATGTTCGGTAAACAGGTTGGCTGTTGTCCGAATTCAAATCTTGCATCCCTGCAATAGGGGCGTCAAACATTTCCATTAGCTTCATATAATTATTTATCTTTTAGATTTGCATTGGGCTACCGCCGCCACCTAGTGGACCTGCTGCTCCGCCCGGTACTGCTTCTCCGCCTTGATTGCCAACTGGACCTGCAACTTCTGGGCCTTCAGCTTCTAGTTCATTGCCAGCTTCAATCTGATCGGCTGTTTCTTGATCCGCACTGAAGTCGCCAGTTGAAACGCCGATGTTACGAAGATCGGAACCCTTAGTTTCCTGATCAACATCTTCTGCGTTTTCTTCTTCCCACATCTTTTCGTTCTTCTTGATTTCTTCTTCAGATAGACCTAAGAATCTTTCAAGTGCAAAACGCTTTGAGATATAAGGGAACGCTTCCATTGAAGCAAACGTAGACACACGAGCGGTATCAAGTTCGCTTTGGCGATATGCAGCAAAGTTCTGAGGAGGATTGAACTTGAGCTGGAACAAACCAGTATCAATATTGAAGCCTCTCCAACGCAAGAATAGTTTGAACTCTTCGTCCAACTTCAAGCAAATATAGTTTTGTAGACGTTCGCAATATTGATTGAATCTGAATTCCTGAATCATGGCAGTACCAACACGACCATCATTCATTGGCGTAGTGTTGTCATCAGGGCCAGTGGGTAGATATGAGCTTGGGACACGAAGACCACGAGCAAGACGGTTGTTGAAGTATTTCAAGTCATCAATCTCACCGAGATTCTGTCCACCTGGAAGAACTTCAACGCTTGATCCACGGCCTTCAGCAGTGACAGGGAAGAAATAGTCTTCGTTCATTGACAATGGATTGTATGAAGCGTCAACGATTGATTGACCACCATACAATGAAGGGATTCTGCGCTGGTGAATTTCGTTCTTAACACGTTCAACGAATGCCATAGCTAAGTGGCTCGGCATGTTACCAACGTCAATCTTGAACATTCTACGTTCAGGGGCACGTTGTACACGATAGATTAGAACAGCGTCTTCTAATAGTTCTTTCTGCTTATAGACCTTAAAGATGTTCTCAAGAATTGATTGACCAAACGGCCAGAAGCGATCTAGTCCCTCAGTCAATGATAAGTGTACAACATGTTTACTGTCTACCGCAGACTCACTCTGTCCCAATGTGAATCGTGAACCAGTTGTGTTATAGGGCATTGCAGGAACAGTGTAGGGCGTGTTAGTTCCACCACCGCTACCACCTAAGCCAGTTGCTGGGTTAGCAGCAAAGTCAGTATTGGTTTTCTGTGCTACTGATAAGTTCTGTAGGTTGATATTGATGTCTTTGATGACATACTGTTCCGGCTTTTTGCCTTCACTCTCGTTCACGATTACTTTGATGACCTTAACCATGTCAACCCAGTATAACTTGAAGTTTTCTGGGTCGCGCACGAATACTTGGTCTCCGTACTTTACAACGTTACGGAAAATCTTGAACATACGAACGTCAAACTCATTGAGCTTACACCACTGCTGTAGCTGCTTACTAAGTAGTTCTACTTCATGGGGAGTAGGCTCATCCTTGAATTCAAAGCTGAATGGAGTTTTGTTGTGTTCGTTTCTTTGTGTAGAGAATTCAGCAAGAATGTCTAAACAAGCGTTGATTTCAGCATCAACATCCATCATTTCATATTGATTATAACGCTCAATTCTGTTAGGGTGTCCAGTATAAACTTCTGGAAGTCTGGACATGTAATTCTTGTAGCCGAAGTCAGTGTTAGCGTATCCACCAGTTGGTGAACCGTTCTGACCAGGAGAACCATTCCAAGCCCCAGTATTGCTGTTCATGCCGGAAATAGGACTTGAAACGCCGCTCTTGTTTAGAAACTTCTTCTTATATGCCATGTTTGCAATTCTCTTTTTACAGTGTATTTAGCGTTAAGCCAGTGAATGTCTCAATATCTTATTCTGAGTATAGTTTCCAGTTTCAAGTGCATTAATCACAGTATCAAGTTTACTATCTAGTAGATCAATCATTCTAGACTGCACTGCTACTACCTTTTCTATGTCAGTTGATGATCTACCGTTTGGTTGTATAATAGAATTGATTGCTGTTTCACTGTCGGTTGCACCAGCTGGTGTTTTTGCCAACTTCATCAAAATAGAATCTACATTCAATGGTGCAACCATTTCAGTACCGTGCATTTCAATTGGATATCCACCGGTTGGACCAGAGAATACACCACCTCTAGCAGCTTTAGGCGGAGTATTAGTAGACCCTGACAAACCTTGTATACTTGCAACAACGCTATCATGGTATTGTTGCATTGTCATAATTTTACCGTTTTTAGTAAATTGAGACATTCCCGGATTTCCAAATCCCGGATGGTTTGCATAGAATTGATCCATAGTAAGTGTAGGATTAGTTGGTAATTCTTTCACGAATGCAGCGGAACCTGCTGGACCGAGCCAGTGTTCTAATCTAGCTCTGTACAGCGAGACTGCTTCACCTTTGCTTGCTATATTAGATATTTCGTCACTAATATATTGCGCGGCTAATATTCTATCAGCTTCT